AGCCTTTTATCAAGCATTGACGCTACTTCTGCTCGGCTAATTTTGCCATTCTTCGCTAAACTTCTAAGTACAAACAATGCTGTTACTATTACAGTAACTACACCGCCTCCGGCGAGCCAAACTGCTATGTTTGCCCACACTTCTGTTGCCCAACTTAAATCCATAATAATCTCCTTTTGCCCTTCTCCTTAACGCATTTGCGAGGAATCTTCAGGCTTAAATAATTTCATTTGATTTTATTTGAATTGATTTTATCTATTCATGCAGCATAATGCTGTTATTTTAATGATTCAACCGTCTGCGCTAAATGCTGCAGACCTTGAGCCATTACTTGTAGATTATCTTGTATAAGATTTATCGCCTTGGCTTGTTGAGCTATCTTATTGTCTTGAGCACTCATCTTTGATCCCAGCTCTCCTTGCGAAACAACAACACCATTAAGCGATGCTTTGAATGTCTCAAGTGATTTACTCAAATCAGACAACTTGAAATATAAATCCGTATCAGTTGTTTGAACTTTAACTAATAGAGTCTTTACAGATTCTATTTCTGCCACAAGCCCCTTCGTTAATTCATAAGTTGTTGGTAATTTATCCATAATAATCTCCTTTATATAGTACAACACTAAACTACTACAGCTGTTGCCGCACTACTAATTCCATAAGAATTTCTAGCTCTGACATAAACTGTTTGACCTAATAAGTTTTGATTATAAGTTACAGTAAACGTTGTTGCATCATTACTATCCCAATTAACATTATCTATACTTGTTTCGTAAGCTTTTACTGCTCCGCCCGCATTACCTAAACTCGCTGGCGGTCCCCAAGATAATACTACTTGTCCACTAGAAAACAATGCTATAAAATTAGTTGGCTCGCTTGGTACATATGGACTCCCTATTTGTGTTGGTGAAACAAGATTACTTACACCAAAATCATTCACTGCTTGAATACTTAACATTCCTGTTGGAGTTCCAGATACCCAGGTCATCTGCCCTATCGGTAAATTCTGCCATGTTGTTCCCGACGTCCCCGCATTTACTCTAAACCAAATAGGCTGAGCACCCGCTGCCGGCATATCCCAACTTACATCCCAACGCGTTGCTAACGTTCCTGGTGGCGCTGGTGGAGACGGAGCGTCAACTAAACTATAAACAGCTATTGCATTTAACGGCTCGCTCGGAAAACCTGTTCCTGGTCTACCATCTATCACTATTGATTGACCCATATCACCATACCCAATGGCTGTTAACGCTTGAACTTGAGCATAATACCCAATCATATTGGCAGTAGCACTTATAGTTTGAGCTGTAAATACATTTGGCCCTACATTTTGCCATACTCCCACGCCACCGGTCTGACTTGCTCTTGCTCTATACCCTATTATTGGCATACCACCATCACTGACCGGTGGCTCCCAAGTTAAAGTGACTATGTTTGACCCTGCTACATATGTATAAATTCCTTGTACATTTAACGGGGCAGTAGGCGGATCTATCACTGATGGTATAGGTAAACCCGCAGCAACTCCTTCTCCTAATTCACTTACAGCCCTCACTCTAAATAAAATATCATCTGGTGGATTTGGCATTGTATAAGTTAATACATTACCTATATTTTGCCACGTCTCTCCATCAATTGATATTTCATAATACTCTACTGGTGACGGACTCAATACAGGCGCTCCCCAAGTTACGACTACATTACCTGATACTTTAGTAAATGCTAAATTTATCGGAACTCCTGGAACTCCACCATATTCACCCAACGCACCGCCTATTACAAATCTCCCCCTAGCTAACTCAAAGTTTATTGCATTGCTTGTTATTAAATCAATTCCCGGTAAAAATAACATCATCGCCGAAATAAAATCTTGATTATTTCTTAAATAAACAGATAATAAACCTATTTCCTCTATTTTACTTCCATAATACCTCAAATACTGTCTTACAAAAGCTTCCTCATCTGGCGTACACTTTATTATCTTAATATAAGCTTTCTCTCTAGTTAATACTGTTACTTGACCAGCTTTTGCTATAGTATTTGGAGCTGCCATAATTGCTTGGTTTGTTAAATCAAACATTCCCATCTTATAAGATATATCTTCGGCTCTCTGCGCTTGCCCTACTGCTATTGCTTGTTGAGCCATCTCAAAGTTTTCTCTTATTTCTTTACGAGCTCTACTTTCATTTACATTCCCGCTAACAAGACCCCCTACACTAGTTGCTAGCCCTGCTGCTCCGGCAACAGTCAACCCAAGTGACGCTCCCCCTGTAAAAGGAGTCCCTACTATTCCTCCTACGAACGCTGCTGCACTACCTACTACTTTTAATCCACCTAATACATTTTGCATTACTTGTGATGCATTAGTGCGCCTTATTCCTTGAGCATATGCTAAAGCTGCTTGCGCTTGAGCTAAACCATCTGAATATGCTCCAGTAGTTTCTACATGCTTTATCCCCAAATTCTGCTGCGCGAATATTGTTGAGTTCTGCAAAATATATTGATTCCAAGCTGAATCAATACGTGAATACTCCATACCCCCTAACATCACTACGCCGCGAGTATAATCTACAGACAACTTTCCATTTAATCCGCCAAGTACTGGAGTTACCCAAGTAATACTCATTAACGGATTTATAGTCATTGAAATTACTACTTTCTGTATTCCGCCATTAAGAACTGGATTTATGTCATCCCCTGATGAACTATCTGCTGACATAAATCTTGCATTTGTCGTTATTGACTTAATTTTCAAATCATAAGTTGGATCTAAATCTTCATCTCCAACAAGCGGGTCATAAGCGTCTACAACCTTCGTCAAATCCATATTGTAAATTTGAAAACCTGCATATCTATTTGCACCAGGACTTTCGGGTAATCCATCATATATATACGAGATATGCGATGTATCAATTTGACCTAAATCAAAATTACCATTTGCTGTAAACATACTTGGCAATATATAATCAACTGGACAATATTGAAATACTGTAGTTACATAAATTACAGGCGGAGCTTGACCCCCGGCTGGCTGCGGTGGTGGTACATATGTCATCAAACGGTCAATCTGCGCTTTTGTCAAAGTTGCTGGATTTGAATCTGATGCTGCTGTTGAAACGCCAGGTTGAACTAATGTTCCCCCAAACATCCCGCATCTATATGGAATCGCTACAGCCCCTACATGCATTCTATCCATCACTTTTCCGGGTTTCAAATCTATGTTAAGTTGACTATTCAACCTCGTCATGGACATTGCAAATGTCATTGTAGAAATTGCTGCTGGAGCATTTACTATTCCTCTTGTTGGATCATCACTTGTTCCCGACCCTATTATTTGACCTCCAAAATAAATCTGATATGAACCCCAAAAATTATCTAATACTTTTCTGTTATTTCCCCAAATCGAAAGTATATTAGATACTACACTCGTTAAATCTACAGTCCGCGTTGAACCTACAGGAAACTGCGTCGGATAATTACTATCTATCGTTGGTCTATCAGCTGATGTAGTATTACTTGATAATCTTGCAGTAAAGAAGCTAGTCATATTCAATGAATTGACCATATTCTTCTCATTCCACTTAGTTCTTGCAGCTGTATAAGAGCCTTGTTTGTTATAATATGTTGCCGGATTTAATACAGCACCCCTTATCAATGTTTTAATTGTAGCTGAATTAAAAGCTGTTCTCATAGACGCCCATCTGTTGGTAGCATTATTTGCACTTACTGTTGTAAACTCATCCCAAGCACTCCCCGTACAATTGCCCACAGTTGGTGTTGCTACATCACCTTGTATATTCCATGTTATTGGCCATATTATATCTCTTAATCGAGACGTTACATTCATCATTCCATGATACTGACCTCTTACCGGCAATCTCACAGAAGTTACTAGTCTTTGAATCGTAGCATTTGCGCCTTGCGGTCCCGTAAATACTTCATTTGCTGGTACTGTCCCTGTGAATGATACCCTACTTCCTAAAAACGGGTCATTTGCTAAATCTACTTGTGTTAAATTTGCTGTTAAATTTGGCTCTTGAGCCGACATCGACTGCGCAACTGTTGAATCATAAAACACAACAGCCCACATCGTATCCCCATACTCATCCTTCTGTACTATTTCTCTATCAACATATTGATTTAATACAATATTCTCTGCATTACATATCTGCTTACTCCAAACATCAGGTAAATTTCCTGTTTTTATACTAGCTTGCAATGTTGCTATATAATCAGCATTATCCATCAGAACATCACGTCTTAAAATAACATGCCAACCACTATTGTCTTCAGCTGGATCTCCATTTATATACTGCATTGACATAATATACCAACGAGATTCTATTTCATCTTGATCATCTAATACTAATAAATAGTTTGGTTTTGATGACAGTACGCCAAAATACATCTTCGATATAATTTGAGTATCAACAAAATTACCATAACTAAAATATGCGTCAACTTCTCTTTCTACTTCAAACTCTTCAAAATCTCTAATAGAAAATTCATTTAAGAATCCCGTTAACTTCTGCGCATACCTATCGCTATAATTCCCTTTATCCCATTTAAGCCATACCAAAGTACGATTCATACCCTTACCTCCTGAAATGCTAAAGTCACAACAGAAGTACTTGGCTTTCTCCCGCTTATTCCTACAGTTCCTACAAGCCCTACTATATACTCTGTAGTTAAACCCGGTTTACTATACGTTAAAGTATATATATCTCTTACTTCTCCGCGTAACATTCTATTATGAATTACAGCTAAAATTCCGGAATCTGGAATACGACACATAATCGTAATAGCTTTTGCAAGGAATTCAACATCTATTCTTGATTCTTGATTCAATTTCTTTGGTTGACTTGGACCTATTATAGACCAACTAAAATTATAATCTGTCCACGGAATTATTTCTCCGTTTATAGACCACAGTTCTTGGTCTGGATTGAGCAAGCCCACAGAGAAATTTATAATCAATGTTACATTATACTGCGCTGTTATTGCTGTCCCCGGCTTCTCGTCGATTTTATTAAACTTCAAGAACGTCGTTGTAAATGTGGAATTGCCATCATCCATATTAAACGTTTTGCCATTTACACTATCAAGAAAAGCTGTCAAATCGTCTTTGACAGCTACAGGATTATAATTTTCATTAGTACTTGGGACTTCTAAAAATAAATTATACGTCAGCGTATTATCAACTAATCCTACAACGGACGGAACAACTGAATTTATCAGCTGTAAAATACCTACTATGTTTTGTGGTTTATGCTTCCCTTGCTTAATATCTTCATAAATGGAATAACTATACTTAGTTTCTAATTCGTTTAATCCATTTTGAATAAAATCTGCAAGCGTGTTTGTTGATAGCATCAGTCGCTGCTCCTTTTTATTCTTTATTATATACTTATATCAATCGTATAATTCGTATTTAGCTCTAAATCTAAATTATCTGCTTTCATTAACTTTAGAGTACTAAACCTTCTTGGATTCTTTACTACTTGCTGTGCTTGCGGCTCTAATGCTTTCTTATCATGCATTGCTCTTACTATTATCCACCAACTCTCTCCGTCTTTTACAAACTGGTCTGGCTCGAAAGGATACCCGCAACTCGTCCTTATCGTCTTTACCTTCTGTACTTCTCTATGCCCATTTGTAAATTGTATTACTTCTTGCTGCTCAGCTTCTACTAATTGTGCTGTAAAATCTTTGAAGCTATCTATCATGTCTTTCTTTGGACACCATGTAAAATGTAGCCATTCACTACTGCTCGCCGGCAAGGCACTAAAATCGAACATCATACCCTCCCTTACCCAGCATAGCAATACGCTACCCCCAAACCTGGAACATTCTTCATGCACATCATCTTCACGGCTGGACTCACACCGCGCTCAATCAACTTGTTTATATTTATCTCCGACCCTGTTTCTAAATTTATGCCTGAATTATTTACAATCGTCAGACCCCCAGAAAGTGCATATGATACCATCCCTAAAAGCATATCTTGTAAATCTCTGCGAATCCTTTTATCAGTTCTTATAAGAATTGTAAAAGCGTGTTTATAAGTCACACCATTTGAATTCGCATTTAACCAGTTATAAAATATTTGAGAACATATATTAAGCAAAAGTGACGGCGTTTTGCTTGGACTTACTGCATTTGCTGTATTAAGAACTTTCCGTAAATCTACATTAAGTAAATCTCTACAAGCATCTTCAGTAAGAATAAACCTTTCGCTACTTACATCATAAATCATGTACTGGTCATTTAATTCTGCTAATGTTTCTATCCCTAAATCTTGTATTAACTGATTTGCCACTTATTCACCTCTCTGGCCGTCTGGCATTGTCTGCGCAGTAATTATCTTATTTCGCTATAATGAGAATTGAACTCATTTGAAAACCTTAATAGCGATAAAAGGCGGCGATTTCTCACCGCCTTTATTTTGTTAGTTAATTCCAGCAGGTGCTATGACCGTAGGAATAGTCCCAGCAACGCCAGCTATGATTACTGCCTTCTGCGGCAGATACTGCGCAGCAGAAGTAACATTCGAAAGAGCTACAGCTGCATTAACAATGACCTTGACCGAAGGCGGAACAAGAGTCTCAACACCCCAACGGGCAACACCCTGAATATTGAGCCTTGTACCAGGATTGTAATTATCCTGAACAACTGTAATTTCATCCTGCACCGCAATTCCGCGATAAGTACCAGCTGCTGCAGTTATGATACCCTGAACTTTGTCGAACATTGCGATTGCATTCAGATTCGCAGTCTCTGTAGCAGTAGGCGAACCCGCAGTTGCTACATAAGAGCTAAGACCAAACCAGTTTGTAGGTTTATTTGTCGTACTATTCATCGACTTATAAACACCATTCCAGATATAGTCAGTTACAAAGCTGCAAAGAACGCCGTCTATTACGCCGATTTCTCCGGTCGTAGTATTTACGCGCCTGCCTTCTGCTTGAGTAAAGGGATTTATGAAGCCCGTAAACTGCTGCATAAGACCAATATCAGCATTCGTAATAGCGTTAGATGCTTTTAATGCATACCAGAGACCGCCACGAATGAATCCCTGACGCTCTCCAGCGGGAACAACTCCAAGGAAGTAGCTCGGATCGCCATTCGAAAGGGCTGTATTGGCTTGCATAAATACAGGAACTGCGCTCGTGTTGTCGATATTCATCGGTCCAATCTTCGTTGGGTCAAACTGGAATACCTGATTTGCAAGAGCTGTTGCCTGGTCGCCCGCACTCTTCGCGCTGCCATCTTTGTTATACATTACGGCAAGAACCATACCGCTTATAAGCTGCTTCGCAAGAGTACTCGTGTTAATCTCAAGCGTAATAGCTTTCGTTATATTCTTACTGGTCCAGCCTTCAAGGTCCCTTTTGCCAGCTAAATCGCTCTTAAAGCGAGAAGCCGACTGCGTCCTATCCCATACATACGTCAAATTGACAGTATAGATATCGTCTGCAAGGTCAACTACACCCGTGGCAGTGTTGTTTGCATTATACGCAGAACCATTAAAAAGGCCATTACCAAGCTCGCGGGTCTGGCCCGCTGCCGGCATCAATAGAGACGGAATATCGACAGACTTTACATTCATGTCGCTGACATATTCCGAAGTTACACCAAATCCTTCAACCGCTATGATATCCTGGATAAGGTTTTCAATGTTGTATGCGGACATCGCATTCTTGACTGCATTATTGTCTAAGAACGTTGCTCCACCCGCTGGGTTATTTACTGCCATGATAATTTCTCCTTAAAAATTATTTTATCCCCAAATCTTCTTCGCCACTTCGGCGTATGTTTGACGCGGTGTTGGGGCTACCGCGCTCTCTGTTGCTCCTACTACAAAAGTTGGAGTCGATAAAGCATATCTACTTCTCTCTTCTTTAAGAGATTTATTCTCTTTACGAAGCGACTCGAGCTCTGCTTTATACTTATCTTTCTCGTCGTCCTTAACATCATGGATTAAATCAGCTACTGCTGTTTCTACTTCATCCGCTTTGTTTTCTTCGACTTCTGGTTCTCCTTCATCTCCGCCTTCGACTTCTTCTACTTTCTTGCTTTCAAAGACTCCTTCTAAATGTTTTAGAATGTGCGGCATAAATACCTTTACAACATTTTCAGCTGCTTCCGGCGATAATGCAACCAATTCACGCTCCATATTGAAATCGTCTTCTAAGTCAAGCTCCATTCCGTCGTTTTCAAGCTTAACTTCTTTACCTGAATCCGCTAGCTCCGCAGCTACTGGAATTTCCTGCTCTGGAAGTTTGTCTTCGGCTTCGACTACTTTAGTCTTGCTTACTGCCATAATGATTTCTCCTTAAAATTTTGCGTTCATTGGTTTGAATGCTAATCACCAAATATAATATCTTGCTCGCATCCTCCACTGATTTATTCTCAGCTAATACGAGTCTGTACTATATTCAAACATATTATAAATGTTTTATTAACAAAAGTAAACCTAAAATAGATTAAATTTATTTAATAAATTAAACTTACTTTGAACTTCTTTAGCCCTTATATACGCATTTACAGTAATTACACCTTTTATAGTACCATCAGGTCTTGTAAAATCTGTATGCTTAGCAAACCTCATCCTCCATCCGCTTGTGCACATTCTCCACAAATACTCATATGGATTCTTAAAAGCTATAGCTGCCCATATAAGAACTATATCATATGGAGCAAAAGCTTTTAATATCGGGCCTATATGACATGAAAAGGGCGGATTCGTTATAATTACTTCTGTGCCTTCCGGCGGTGAAGTCCTCAAGAAATCCGCACCTTCTTCAATACATGCTCTTGTTACTTTATACCCTTTTGCTACTAAAAGCTTATAAATCTCAGATTCTTCTGAATCACATGGACAATGAATTTTCTTCTTCCATAAATCTTGAATCTCCTCTTCCGCGAAATTTACAAGCTCCCAAGCTGCTTCGGGTGCAGTATAAAACTCATCATCATACACCTTCCCTGCATCATTCCTAACCAATGATTGCAATTTAGTTTTCTTAAGATAGCTTTCACCTAATAAACTCATTTGATTATATTGTAGAGAGAGAGTAAAAGTCAACTATTTATCAGCCTATATTGAAATTAGCCTCGGGCTCATTCGGATTTTCTTCAAACCATTTATGAATGACCATAGAAAGAATCCCTACATCATGCCCATTCCAGCCTGTTTGGTCTAATCTTCTCATTACAAGCTGCACTCTGGTTACTTCTCTTTGAATCATATCTAGAATACACATTAACTCTCTATATATTTCCACATCTTGAGTTCTTGCCTTTTCTATTGCTTCATTTAATGCTTGATAAATACTCTTCTCCCACTCAACCCACTTTACATGCGAGTCTTTGAAGTCTGCAGCTGAGTTTAGCGACATATTGTGAATTGTCTCATGCTTTGATACATTATACTTTGGCTCATAGTTTAGCTTGTCTATTATTGTCTTCTCGAGCTTAAGCAACGAACAAGCATCTTTCTTGCTTTCGCAATCATGCCATCTGCCCCAACCGCGATACCCGAGCTTCCTCGTCTCCGTCGCCATACGCTTATGAAAGATATACCCATCTTCAAGATAGCTACAAATAGAATCTAAATTTTGCTGTAGCATATTATACCTCTCAGTAGCCTGCTGTAGTCACTGCATGCTTCATCAAATTTTCTTTAAGCTCGCAAAGCTCATTATACTTTACGACATTTTCTTCTGTAAAGCCTTCTTCTGTTGCTAGCCGCTTTAACAACTCTTCTTCCCACCACTTCACATTCTTCATTACATCTTCTTTCATGATTATACTCCTTCATACGTTATGCAAAGTATTACAAGAGGAATTTGTAAATTCGTCCCCGGCGTCAACACAATCGCTGTAGTCCCCGTATTCTTTAACCTCACTATTGAATCACCTTCAGGAACAAAGAGCGATACAGTACCGTTAGTACCCGTATAAAGTGGAATATCAGCTTGATTAGCTTCATTGATTATAGATACTACAGTATTATCAGCTGGCGTTGTATCTACAGTTACTGCGAATGTATACCTTCCTGGCTTCCTAAGCCAAATCTTATCAGTATTCAAATTATTGAAAATAAAGAACTCTCTATCTCCGCACCTTTCGAATACTTTTGTATTATTTTGAAAATGCTGATTGAACATGAACGTCTGCCCCGGCTCAATCGTCGTTACAACTGTTGGCGCAAAATTAAATTGTGCGCCTTTACCTATACTACATAAATTACCCATTATTAAAATCTCCTCAGATAAAATCATTTATTTGATTTGATATTCATATACGCATTGAATGCTCCTAAAGCAACACCTATTACACCAACGCCAAGAGCTATTATTGTTAATCTCCAGCTAGAATATGTAAGACTAATAACCTGTGATTGAGCTAGAGCTGGCGGATTCAGGCTTTGTCTTATCGTCTTTTGCAGAATTGTCATTCTTATTAAACCTCTGCATCACATTATTCATCTGCTTCTTGCCGTTATCGAAGACTTTATTCCCTAAGCTCCTCCCGTGGTCAGTGAATGCTAAATAGCCTATACCTATGCCTAATAAAAGAGGAATCATAATATTCTCCTTTTAAGTGGATTTGCTCGGGCTTACATCACATAGAATGCCGAGCTTATACACTTATCTCTCGCAACGCTCGCGGCCTTCGCGAACAAAGCTTCTCTCATACGGCAGAATCGTCTGCTCACAAGTAGATACTAATGCGCTAAACTTCGGAAGCTCGGGCAATTTGCACTCTAAATGATCGAGTTCGCGATTTACTTTGCAGAAACCACCAGCTACTTCAGCCCCGAGAGCTGCAAACTTCGCATCGAAATTCTTCTCAAGCTTAAGCGAATTTACTTCATCCCTCAGCTCATCTACTTTGTCACGCAATGCTTCATCATGATATTTTGCATTTTGAGCTAATACTTTGTCAGTATTGCACTGCTCGGCTTCACGCGTCTTGCAACCTTCATCTCTGATATCTTTATCAATCCACCACTTGCTCGGCCCACAACATCCTTCTACATCACCGCCCCTAAAGCGGTCTCCAAGAAAATTATGTGACCCCCCGTCGAATCCATCTCTGCGACCCCAGCCGAACAGAGCTCCAAGAACTACGATAAATATAAGCAGAATTATGAGCCATCCAAAACTCGCTGTAGTTCCGCCGCCGAAACCGTCATTACTCTTATAATAAGTCCTATCGTCCATTACAAAATACTCCTATAAAATTTAATCATGGAGTTTAATCTACAATATTTGAAAATAAAAACTATTTGAAAAGAATTAAATCTATATAAAAGCTGGCCAGCTTTAATTATCTCTTTCTAAAACTTGTTTGATGCTGTGCTTTTGGAATCTCTAAATATGGTTCGCTACTTCTACTTTCATTTCCTCCAAGTTGCCTAATCATTTCTGCTACTCTTCTCGGCGTCATTCCGGGCGCGAATCTTTTGCATAGATTACTTGCCATAGGGCTACCCTCAACGAATCCTGCTACTTGACTAATCTGATGCTTAGATATTCCAAGTTCTCTTATTTTACCTTGAACTCCTGAAAGTGAATCCTCAGTCCCTTTTATTAAATTAAGCGCGTTATTTACTTCATTTACTATTGGTATTTTCGGGAAAAGCATTCCAAGCATCGGTAGTAAACCTTGAATTTGATTAAGATTCATTATTCTCTCCTTTTGGCTTATTCTTAGAGCCTTCAGGTCTCCCAATCTTCGGTTTATCTTCTAATACTGCTATACGCTGATTTTGCGCTTTAATTATATCTATAAGCTCAGATAATTTATCATCAGTTGACTTTGGCGGAATTAGAAAAGCTGGGTCTACTTCTTTTAGTCTTGCTTTATATCTTTCATACTCAGCATAAAGAGATTTATATTCTGCAATATCTACTCCGATTACTTCTTCTTTACCGGAGCGAGACACATCTATAATATCTCCATCTTTGACTTCATAATACCCGACTTGCTTTGACGCCATAATCATTGAATCCTCTTTAATTGATTCTTTGATTTGACTTTATTCTAATTTACTTTATGGATTTTAATCTACCTAAACAGGTTTTACAAATGAATTTATATTCTTTACCTTCAACACGCTTTGGAAACTGATTATCGAACTTTACCCAACTACAGTTAATACACTTCTCTCCGACTTTTACATTTTCTGATAATAATTCTTGATTTTCAACAGCACAGGCTACGCAGATGAATTCATTTTCCCTTTCGTAGCCTGTATTTCCTAAAAATTTATTGCATTTAACGCAATGCACTTCTGTGATTGCAGTCTTTACAATCTCTTTCACTTGAATTTCTCCTACTTATTAAGTACATTCAATTTATGAGATTGCACTTGAATTTAATTACACATTTAGTATAATAGAATTCAAGTGCAAAGTCAATTAAAATGAACCTTATTTCTATAAATTTTTATTACGCTGGCATACTAGTCAATGGCCCTGGTCCTCTTTTATTTATGGCTCTGAAATTCATCGGTAACCCTGTTGCCTGAACAAATGTTGTAGCTGTAGTAGGCGCTGACCATGCAGGTACAACTCCTACTCCATATTGATAAGAGAACGGACCCGTCCCCGTCGCTGGCGGTCCCCAATTAAATGTCGAAGTTCCGTCACCATTATCCGTCTTTGTTAAATTAGTTACCACCCCTGGTAAAACTATCTCTTCCAATAAAATCCTTCTGTAAACATTAAAGAATGATCCCGAAATATTAACTAGTTGTGCATTAGTTCCAACAGCTAATCTCTGAGCATCAAATACTGGTGTAAAAACTGACGAGACTGGACCCGTAACCCCATTTACCATTAAAGCTACAGCCGGAACTTGTGAACCTATCTGGTAAGTTGCCATAGTTCTAATAGTCAACCATGCTACACCAGCATAAGTCTTTCCTGCTAAAACTATATTTCTATTCCCCCCAAAATCAGCGTCCAAGAATAAATATTCATACCCTAAAGATAATGTTAATGTCGATGTTCCTCCCGGCATACTTACCCATTCCCAATCTCTAGTCGTTATATCAGTAACTTGTATACCGCTTAATGCTGTAAATACTGTATCACCATCAACTAATCCTGTATTTCCTGATGCTATTGACCCTTTGTTTTGAACAGAGCCATTACCACCTAAATACTGACTCGTTGCATTACCAGTAGGAATCGTAAGCTTTGCATTTACTGCTGTGAATACTGCTCCTCCAGTAGGTAATCCTGCATTACCCGAAGCAACAGAACCAGTAGTAATTTGAGTTGGCATACCTGACGAATTTATAAATATAGGAATTGAAGCTGAACCTGCTTGAGCTGCCACACTTAATGACCCCGCCGTCCCTGACTGTGTTACTAATGCTCCTGCTGTTCCGGCTGGCAATAAATTTTGAGACTGAACCCAGCTACCCCACGTAGTAGTACTACGATTACGATACCAGAAATTACCGCTACTATCAAGTTTAAGCTGAGTTGCTGAATTATCAGCAATCTGAATATGATATATACGCCCTTGCGGAGCATTCCAGAATCCCGTTGCAGTTATTAAATCTTCATGACTCGCAGTTTGAGTACTCACCCCCTGCAGCCCGCTCAACTGCGTTTGAATCGTTGCTATATCGTTTGAATTAGTTAATATATTACCAGTATTTGTGCCTACTTGAGTTTGAAGCGTGCTTATCGCGCTCCCAAATCCTGTTATAGAACCTTGAAGCGTAGATATATTACCTTCAGCCGTTGACATTCTGCCTTGAAGTCCTGTAATATCAGTCTGCACATCTACATTTAAGTTTTGCAGAATTATGATATTAGCTTCAGCAGTTCCCATGCGTGTTGCTAATCCATTTATATTTCCTTCGGCAGTAGTCATCCTACTTCCTAATCCGGAAATCGCAGTACCGTTAGTAGAAATATTCGTGGCATTAGTAGAGATATTACCTTCAGCAGTAGTCATACGCCCGTCTAAGCCTTGAATGGCATTGTCATTATCGTTAATTCCATTCTGTAATCCGGCGAAACCATTAAGACTCATTACGCCCGTGCTACTTACTGCAATGTTACCTGCTATAGACGAGCTCAGCACTCCCCCAATCTGAGAAGTTGTTGCTACTTGGAGCGCAGGGCTTATATAAAGCCAAGACTGCGTTTGAAGCAACCATCTATAAGTAAGATTTTGAGCTGCATCAATAAGCAGAAAACCGTCTCTAATAGGAAGTCCTGGACTCGTCTGCCCGCTACCCGGCGTCTGGTAAAGAGCAGTTAATTGAGCTTGGTACGTCAACGGTTCATTTCCGGCAGTCCATGGAATCGTCACAGACAAAATATTTGACTGCCCTTCTAATGCATCAAGTCTGCTTTCATGATTATTAAGCTGCACTTTGTCAGCCGCTGCTGCAAATCCTGCATTACCTGTACTGACTATAGGAATAGTGCGCTGAACACTTGTAGTAGTTTGCGATACAGGATTATAAAGAGTAATATTTGCTGCTCCGGCAGTCGGTGTACTATTTATAGTTACATCGCCCACAAGCGTCCTGTTAATATTTGCACTTGGAAGTCTTGCCGCAATCGCTGTTGCATTCGTCGCAATGTCACTTGTGTTTGTCGTTGATACAGTTTCAACAACATTCATGCGCGTCTGTAAATTAGAGATATTGCCACTATTAGTAGCAACTAATGGCTCAAGTAAATCTAATCTATCTTTAGACAGTTGCGCTGATACTTGTAGCGATGCAATTGCTCCTGTATTAGTATTTACTATAGGAACAAGTGGCAATACTTCATTTTCTAAAGTAGTTACTCTTCCGTCAAGCCCCTGCACTAACCCGCTCACAGTAGGAATGTCTATTGCTGCTACATCCTGCTCTACTTGGCCTACTCTATCACCTAAGCTTGCAACACTTAACTCTGCAGCACTAAGTCTTGAGTCTACTCCGTCAACAGTTGTCATAGTAGTATTCAAGTTAGTTGTTATAGTATCAAGCTCTTGAACTACATCTCTGTCACCCATCGAAGTCCTTACTATTGGACGATTTTTAATTATGTTATCAGCCATTATTTTGCTCCTTTTATGCTATCTTTTCTATTATACATTGTATCCCGTTTGTAAATATATCTCCTGGGTCTACTATGTTTGATATTCCTGATGCAAGACCTTCAGCACTTGCGCCGCCGCCTCCTCCTCTGTATAAAGGGGATGAACCTCCAGCGCCTCCACCGTTGCCGCCTCCTCCTGCTCCATAAAGAGCTCCGCCTCCAAAGAATACTCCTCCTGCATGTGCTTGTACCCCAGTCGTACTTTGTATTACTCCACCAAGACCGCCACTCGCATTCCCTCCGCGCTGACCAGCACTTCTACCATAACCCCCATTCCCGCCAGTCGGCGAGCTTGTTGATTGACCTGCTCCGCCTCCTCCACCGGCCATTATAATTAAATCGCTCATCATTAAACCGTCAATCAGTGATACAAACGTTGCTCCGCCTCCGCCAAGTCCGGCTCCAGTTTGGGCAGGCATATTCCCGCCGCCGCCTCCTCCTGCTGTATTACTTCCTGCAGGTGACCCTATAGTAGTCCCATCAACTGACGCTAAACCGCCCGGCCCGTTTGATGCTCCCCCATTAGCTGTCTTTGTTCCGTTTAGTATATCTCCTGGTCTTGCATTGTCAGCTGATTGACCACAAAATACATAGAGCGTGGTTTCTGTTAAGGCTTCATAATCGCACTGAATTCTCCCTCCAAGTCCACCGGCTCTGTTTACTACAATATCATTACCACTGTCTGTCATAATGCTGCCACCTGACCCGCCTAAACACTGAATCCTATACGTCCCCGGAGCTATGGTCATTGTTTGTGCTGTTCCGTCTATAAAAGAAAACTCAGCATAATCTTGCGTGCCACCTCCGGCTTCCCATACTACATTTCCGTCTAGATTTACTTTACTAATCGGGTATCCATTAAAATTTATGCTCGCCGGCTCATAGCCGTTGAAATTGAAAGCCATTATATTCTCCTTACGTTGTAAATAAATTCAGCTCGTAGTCACTCCCGCCCGGAGTTCCGCTCGTAGTATATCTGAACCCTCCAAAGCCTGTACCTGCTGTTGAGCTATTATTCGCTGCTGGAATATTATTTATACCAAGCTGACCAAATATTGCCTTGAAATCGCTGTTAGTTAATGCATTACCAACTAAGTTATTACTAGAGTCAGCTATGTACAATGCTTGCGACATTTGATTAGCAACTAAAGTATACGGTAGATTCTTTGTACTCTCATACTGCGATTCTACAGCAAGAGCATACAGCGATACTGGTTTTGCTCCTGTCGTAATTGTAAATCCTTCATCAAACAGCACATAAAATCTTCCATTCTGCGTCTTCTCTTTCCAGAAATATCCAGTCTTTATAGTTAACGGCGACATTGAAAGCATTATTGAACCTATATACAATCCTGGCCCTACTTGAACTGGATTTATCGCTGTAGAACTTGTAAAATTTATAATACCCCATACTCTTGGTGTTATTATAACTTGATTTACTACATTAAGACCTAGCACACTTATTGTGGGCGGCGGTGTATAATCTGTTATTACAGGAGCTATATTCCTCATCTCAAGACCACTAATCTGCGAATATAATCCCCACACTGCCCCACTCGTTATTAAATTGCTACTGCTCTGCGTCGGCACTGTATCAACATCTAAGCTAGTGCCGAATGTGCCAGCATCTGCTCCGCCTGTAAGAACTAACCCAGCATCTGCTGTAGTCGTCTGCTCTTGATAATCAGCTGTATTAAGTGGAATCGGAACACCATACGTTATTGCTCCACCCGGCCCTATGTCAATAATATCGCGCTCAGTAGTTGCATTATTTCCGTCTGGACCTTCATCAGACATTATTCTTACCCAGTCAGTTACTACTGGTGTTGCTCCGAAAAGGGTTTCAGCTGACGCTACATCTGGTGGAAGCGCTGCAAAAGTCGCTACTACTCCTAAAAGAACCCCCTCATACCCATATACAGGACTTACTGTCAGCGTTCTTACTATTATTACACTTGGAGTTGCATCCCCTGTATAAAGACCTACTGCCCCTTCCGCATCCCCAAGCAAAGTTTTATTTTGTACTAATACTGCTCCTGATGGAAGTAAACTCCTTGCAATCTGCGTAGTGCCATTGATTGCTCTTGTTAATAAGTCACCTGTAATTTGCACTACTGTTACTCCGTCAAGCACATTATTTATTGCCTGTATTCCTTGAGCATTCGCACTTATTCCGCCCATTATTGCATTTGAATCAAGTACTTGACCAATAGTTGCTCTTACTTCTGTTCCTGCTCCCGTTCCTCTTCTTACTGACATTTTATTCTCCTTTTAGCTGTTAAGCGGTGTTATTGTCATATAGACTGTTGAATTACTGCTTTGACCTATCTGAAAATCAAATCTATAATAACTGTTTGGCGTTATGTTAGTCGGTATAGCTTGATTCTTTACTACTGTTGGACTTATTGCCACACCATTTGCTGTGAAATTAAATCCAAGCGTGTTTATGTTCGTCGTTGCGCTAGTTGTATTGAAATAGAGTGTCCCTCTTCTCTGCGGCGTGCCCGAAGTGCTTCCTACAGGCCCAAAGTTTATAGTTACAATCCAGCTAGAGCCTCCGCTGTAAAGTGATTGAGCATTCATCTCAACTACTTCTACCCACTGCGTTGTAGAGAAATTCGGATTATATCCAAACTGCACTGTTGGATTTGCTGTTGGATTTCCTGTACCAGTAGAAAGAACACTTGTTACTATGTTTCCTTGCGTATACGTTTTATTCGCGAAAGTCTGAGTTACAAGCCTATCAGTCCCTGTTGCAAATACTACTTGCGGTACTCCGTTTACGTCTGTTGTATCAGCTCCTGCTATCTTTACCGGCGGCGATATTTGCCACAATGCTGCAGTCGGTGTACCTGACCAAGTTGCTACTGTTATTGCTGGACCTGCTGTAGCTGTCACTCCGTCTCCACCTTGCATACCATACATCTGCACTGCTTGTGGACTACCTGCTACATTCCAACCACTAGTTGGCGGAAGCGTGCTTGGCGTAGGAATCCCTGTCGTCGACGACGCATATGTTATAGAATTTGGCGGGAATCCATTCGGCGTCCCTATTTTATCTACTACCCAATACCCGCTTGCTGTAGTACCCCACCAGCCCATTCTAAATAGAGCTGATTCATGCATGAACCAATGAGTCCCATTCGGCACTTGACCATTGTAATTAGTGATTGTATTTACTCCCATATCATACCAATCACCGTTATAATTATTTACAGTCGCAGTAGAACCTGAAATCGTAAACCCTGTACCAGACACTGGGAATTGTTTATGCCACCAGCCGCTTGCAGTAAGATATAAGTCATTAGGGTCACCGATAGAATTATCAGGAACAAAGCTCAACCCGCTAGCATCATAAAATACTTGAGTTTTGGCATGTGCTAGATTAAGAGCTGAGTTAATGCTATTTACAAGTGTAGCTTGGCTTCCTTGTAAATTTCCTAGACTCCCAATCATTTGCTTTAATATCGGCACATTGAAATACATCAAACTCTTTACATTAGGGTCATTAAATCCGCTATCTGCATAAGAGCTTATATACCACACTGTATTTCCGAATGCTTCTATTTGTGGTCCATGGAACTGCTGTAAAATCGGGAAATAGCTACTATTAACAATACTTGGATTCGGATTTCCGCTTGTATCAGTTAAATACACAGTGTTTAATAAAGTGCCTACAGCAGGGTCATAATATGTTAATACAATCTGCGCTGCCCCGATATGCAATGTGCATATATTAAATCTTCCATCAGCACCTAAAAGGGGATTATCATAGAACGTTATATCAACAGTATTTTGAGTGTCAGTCACTTGCCCGTTTACTTTAATATGCCAAGTATCAAATCTAGGAGCTTGAACGCTGTATTGCTGAGTTGTAATATCAATCTCAGTTATTGCATTACCATATAAATCTACTGCTGTTTCATCTATTGCATCTTGCACATTATTTGCTGTTAATAAATCTACTATAGTATTATTATATGTTATTTGACTCGCCATCGTCGCCGGCGAACCTTGACTTCCCCCAATATCGGCAGGGTCATTATACGTAGAATAAATCCTCCCGGCAGTCTGAGAATTTGGCAGCGTTACTAAGACATTGTAATCAATTTCTATTACGCCTGTACCATCTAAATCAGGTTTATTAAGAATCATCGCTGGCGAGCCTAATGTAGTTACATTCCAATCTGACTGCACTTGCGGCGGAATTGCTGCAATCGCACTTGAAATTGCAGTATTTCTATTCGTTACTTCTTGACTTATCTGACCATCAATGTAAGTAAATACACCGTCAGTAGATACTAAGCCGCTTCCTATTGAATCATTTATATCTTGCTGCGTCACAAAGCTATTTATCATTGCTTGTAACGTTGGGTCAAGCTGCGCTAGAGTTACAGAACCGGTAAGTAGAGTTGCACTTATTACCCCGCTCGATATTTCTACTGCTATATTCGGTCCTATTGCTCCTGTAAACACAGGAACTAAAGAACTTATATTAACCCTTATTTGGCTCCCGTCAAGCTTTGTAATTACAAGCTCATTAGTATTTGTATCAAACGTCATGTCAGCAAATATTTGATCATAAATAATATTTACAGCCACTTGACTTCCGTTTCTGTAGAACCACGTCAGAATCCCTGTTGTTGCATTGAAAGTAATATTTTGAACAAATGCTAATCCACTTACTACCACAGCTAATGATTGTAAATCTACATCATCTGCTTTCTCATTTATTAAACCTTGTAGAAAACCTCTTAATGTATCTACATCGACATTTGTTATATTGCGCTCTGACTGAAATCTAAATTCGCTAGTAAGCGGATTGCCTATTGTACCATTGCCTTGAATACTACTACCGTCAGTTTGTACAGTTACTTGCTGCAGTCCTATATCATAATTTTGCATTGAGCCGTGAAGCCATATATATCCGCTATATGGAACTTCTGCTCTTATAGTTACTAAAGTCGTATCTACTTTCACATCCCCGCTATCGCTAGAATTTATAGGAACTCCACTCTCATAGCTCATTAAAAGATATGCAGTAATTTCTCCTTCTAGCCCCAGTGCTGCGGCATCAAACTCATACTCATAAGTACTTGATACTGGATTATAAATAAAGCTCCCGTTCGTAAAAGTTTGAATTATCGGAGTTGGAGCATCTTTACCTCTTAAGTCTGTGAAATCAAAAGTATATTTCCACAACCCTATTGCTTCCCCCGGCTGCAGATTTACTTTACTAAGCGGAATCTCAATCGGGTCTGGACCTAAAATCGTATTCGACGCAAAAGCTTGTACATTCCATGGATTCATGTTGGCAATTACTCTGTCGAGCATTGCTTGCATTACCATCAATGGGTCATATGGTGCTCCTGTTAGACGGGGCGCTGTAGATGGAAGTATATCAAACTCAACTACGCTGCTCGGAATTATTACGAAATTCGGGTCATACGGGTCATCACTTACATTCCTCGAAACTATTACACTAATCTGCGCTCTCCCTACGAATGCTGTAATGTCTCCTGCTGTATCATCTCTAAGCTTAAATACCCATTCATTAAGAGTTCTTGTCATAGTACCATCAGATAATGTTACACTCTGACCGGTCTTCGTCATTAAGAATCTTATAGTAGTTCTGCTCTCTTCCGGCGGGAGCGTGAAAATAAGACCAAGAGAATGCGTCGCTGCATCAAATGGAGCTATTACATATACTTCACCGCTGTTTGAACCTTTTGTGATTTGCGGTACATACTGTGCTATGACATCATTACCTTCAAACCCTGCAAATATTCTAATATTTCTGTCCACTATTTAGACTCCTCCTTGCCATATACTACGCCCCTACTGCTAATACCTAAATTGATACCAGCTTCTAAAAGCTCTTTTGCTTTACGTCCATATTCAGTATCTAGTAAATGAAATTTAGCTTCGAGCTTTCCGTCCCTGACAATCGGCTGCTCCTTCATTACTATTGCTGACTTCGTTAAGTCTGTTTCATTCCTGTCAGCTGGATGTCCAAGCTCACCTATTATACCACCATTTGCAACACGCTCTCTGAAATCTTCGCTCTCGAATACATTTTGCCAAAGCTCTTCATCATAAAGATTGCCATTGCGAGTTTCTTTTAATAAATCCGCACACGTGCCTGTTAAAGTATTTTCTTTAGCATTATAAGTAAGTCTTGCATCTTCTACAGCCGGAACTTCTACAAGGTCAAATGCTATGAATTGATAATTTCCTTCATGCATTACATTTAATCCTTCCATTTGTGAATGCGTTATTTTAGCTGCTCTCTCTGCCGGCATCCCTTGGTCCCTTAAATCAGCATACATATTACGCCACTTACCTGTTACACCATGGGGTGCAATATACCACCCCTTCTGCCCTTTGACTAAAGACGACTTCTTGAAGCCCTGTTTTGCTGCTCTTGCCGCAGCTGCTTGCTTAGTTTCCGGCATTTATTATTTCCTCCTCTGGAGCATCAACTATTGTTTCTTCTTGAGCTTCTACTTCTGCTTTATCAGTCGCCATATTTGCTTTAATATAATCAACAAGCTCTGTTGCTGACTTTCTATCAAGCTCTGGGTGATTTACTTTTACATAAAGCTCAGGACTTATATGCCCCTTCTCAAGCAAAGGGCTATATGTTTCAAATCTTGTCTTTGGGTCTAATATTGACTGAGAATGAATTTCGAGCTTAGGCGGTTGCAGGCCCTGGCTAGTGGCTATAATTCTTAATAGCCTATTCATAGGATTCGTTATATTTCCTACTTTATCTGCTATGAACATATCGCTCTTATCTTTACTCGCTATAATCGCTGTTGCAGTTGCTCTATTTGTATCATTTAAGAAGCTTGCTACCATGGTTGCTGATAAATTAAGTTTGAACGCTGCTGACTCTAGAATCATATCTCTCCAAATCTTCTTCTTATCAAACCTTGCTTCGAACTGCATGCTCTCCGGCTTCTTATCTGACCCGTCTCCGGCATATTCATACTTATGATAAACAAATCCGTCAAGAGAATGATTCATAGTTCCATTTTGGTCAGTTTGGCGATACGGCGTTGGAATTAGAATACGCGGAAGCGATACATACCCCTCAAGCACTCCCCACTGCTCATTCATATCATATTGACAAGAATCATAAAGTAGAATATCAGCGAGAGGTCTCCCTAAGGGCAAGTTCTCATATCCCGGAATCGAGTCTTCAAATTTTATTATTACTACACCTAATTCATTCCCGAATGGAAGCAACTGCTCTTTTCCGACTATTATTGAACCATAAAGTTTCTTATGCTGCTCTTGTAAATTTTCTGGCAATGCTGACCAATCTATTGGCTGCATATTCTCTGGCTTTGGCGGGCGATTTATATTTACTAAAGAACTACTTTGATAATAATTAAAAACTCTTACTGCTTTCCCTCTTGCATTATAGTATCTTTCTTCTACAAGCGAGTAATGAATATTACGCTGAATTACACTCTTAAAGGAATCTATATACGCGACAGAACGAACAACTTCTTTCTTGTTGTTCGTATCTACTTGGAATTTATCAATTCTAAAAGTATTAAGCCAATAGTCGCCATTGCCGTCCATGTTAAGCTGAATTAACGCTGTTCCTCCGGCGCAACTATTTATATAAGCTTGAGATAGTAAATCATCTATACAAGCCCTCTCGCCCCAATCTCTGAAATAATTATAGCTTGCTTCATCTTCTACTGAATAAGATACAGGCTGCTTGAAAATCATCTGCTTAGTGCCTTGTGCTATTGCAGGCATCAAACCTTGTGGAACTCTCCCTACGCTAAAATCATGGAACCCAGGAATTATTCCATCATAAGCTTCTAGGCTTGGACGCAGATACAACATATACAACTGGAAAAGCCGTGGGTCTACTATCGTATAAAATAAATTTATAAGATAAAGACTCTTACGGCTTGCTATTAACTCTTGCCCGAAGTTCGGCGTAAAAGGATTTAAGTTTTTACTAATTTCCGCCACTCTCGTTTCCCTCCACTTTTAATCCAGATAGAAAATCTTCTCTGCTCTTGCCAATCTGCTCTTCAAGCTCTTCTTTATTCAGTAATACTTGAATTTGCTCTAACTGTTCTAATTTACTTGTAAGTGTACTAAACGCATACATCACATGCCCGTTGAAAATAGTTTGCTCTCTATTCGTCATTATCTTAATTTCCCTCCGTTATAAACTCTTTTATATTGAGCTCTGCATATACTTCAGGTTTCTTTACTTTAAGCTGGTTTAATGCTACTGCTATCATTACATTTACGCTTTCTATTGCTTTATAGATATTTGCTAATATTGAATTAGCTGCATAATTTGCTACTTCTCTGTGATATTGTATTTCTTTCTTGTGCTTCTTCTCTCTGTCCCGCTTCTCTAAATACTCTTTCTCAGTAAGCCCATTATCCATATCAAGCTTCAGCGTCTTTACCCATTCTGCGTAATCTTTCATAGTATTACCTTAACTCCTTTTTATTATATTATTTTATAAATAAAAAGTCAACCTAAATAATGATTAAATTTTATTTAAGCTACTTCTTTTACATATCCTGTTTTATCATCATATACATACTTCTGACTCGGAAAATAAACGTGAAAGCAATTGATGAACAACGGTATTACTGCATACTCTAACGCATCAGTTAAATCATTCGGTATTGTTGGGTCTAATCTTCCTTTACCTTGCTCATCGTATATGTATATTTGAGCTTCTAATTCATATACTAATTGATCTTCCTTCAACTTCATTCCGGCGGGACGAATGTGCCATACCCAATCTTCCTCATCTTCTAAAATCGTAATAAGTTGATTTCTCAATACGTCTCTTATTATGCCGAGATTTCTCTCTTTATCCTTGTTTGTAAATTCATAGATACTTATTAAGCTCCATAAAGCTGCATTTGCTCTATCTGTATCTTTAAGTAATCTTAACTGAGCTATGAAGCCTGCTGCCGCGCAATCAATGCTTATACACACTTGCGTTTGATTTCCTACAAAGTTATATCTCCTATTAAGCCATACTAAATAATCTCTAAACAGATACGCTTGCTCGCTCGGCGCCTTTATTCCATTTACTTTAGGACTATCATAGAACCTCTCAAGCGCAATCGTTTTACCGTCATTAAGTAAAGCTAGAGGAACAGCAGTCAGTGCGTCATTTGCGCTTGCATGGTCTACTCCTATTACTACATCATCTGCTTTACTCACATGTAATAAAGAACTCTTCTTCTTTAGATGAATACTTCTATTAAACTGCGGGAATGCTGCATTCTTATCAATTCCTGTACTCTTTCCTAGATACATATAGTTATACTCATCTACATCATTCTTCATTAGATTGTCTATTATCTTTTGCGTTAACTGCCCTACATACTTCGGCGCTATTAGATATGTTGGTTCTATTAGCATAAATGAATTATCTTGTCTTATTTCTTCAATCCATTTATTATACCAATGATGCCTATTACGCTCTTTATTTCCGGCTAATACTAAGAGTGAATACCCAGTCTTCACTTGAGCGTCTGTATCTACTACTTCTCTCGCTTGCCGCGTGAATGTTGATATTGCATTTAAGAGAACTTCTCTACTATGAAGTTTCTGCACCTCATCAAATATTATCATACTTGCTGGACGTAAAGCTTTCTTTCCTTTTGTTATATTTATGTCAGCTCTCTTCTGCGTCTGCGCTGCATATACTCTAATACGATTAGTTTGTGCTCTATGATACAATTCATCTTTCTTATCTAATTCCCAGCTATTATTCTTATTTAAGCCTTTACCTATAATGTAAGATTTAATTTCAGCTAACACACCCTCTCCGGCTTCAGTTACTTTATCTACTCCTATTATAATGTCACAGTTTCTAAATACTACATAATGAGCAAGTGCGGATTCAGCTAAATGAGTAGTTTTATAGGAATGACGCGGTGCAGGAATAGATACTATACGCGGCTCACTCAGCTTCCCGCTTAATCCTTCATACAATGGTAAATACTCTTTTAATGGTTTACATTCAAGTGTTACTTGATTCCGTGTCATCTGGTGCATCTCCTAATATAGGTTGTAACTCTACTTCTTCCACATCAGCTACTGATATTACTACAGTATCTATTTCATCTATTATACTTACTTGCGTTACTGGCTTCTGCCCTAATGTATCTCTTATAAAAGTAAGAGCCTGCACCTTCTTTCCGGCGTCAGAAGTTTTCTTAGTTGCACTTGTTAAATCTTTAATTAAAGTTTCCCAGTCGGCATCAGTAATTGTATCTTCCATGATTTGTCTTATTGTCTTTCTTATAGGCGTTGTTAGTGCAGTTACTTGCCCACCCTTAGTCCCAAGCTCTTTCGCTATCTTCTTGGATTCTTCTTTGGTTGGAGCACTCGTTATCGGATTTATCTTCAAGAACTCTTCTCTAGTCTTCCCTCTATTATTTCCTGATTTATTTGGCATAATTTATTCTCCTTTAAGCTCGCTCTACGCTTGCTTACATCTTACTATTCCTGCATTTGCCCACATTATTACTTCTTCTAGTTTTGTAAATGCTAAAGACTTCTCTCTTCCCTCCGGCACTAATTGATTTATTATATATGCTAATTCTTTAGCTTTATCTCTTAGTACTGGATATTTTGCATTCATCTCTGGAGTACTGGCTTGATACGTGAATCGTAACTCAACTTCATAATCACTCATTTCTTTTTATTCTCCTTTCTCTTAGTAAAGTATTGTTTTATTTTTACTCTATTTCTAAACCATACTACGAACACTGCTCCGGCACAATACAGCGCAAAAGCTATCCATAATACTATTGCTAATGTTTTACTCATATTATACTCCTAATACATTTGCTTCTATTTGAGCTTCTATTCCTTTTAATTCAACTCTCTTCGCCGTCGTGACAACTTCTTCTTTCCTTACTACTTCCGGTAATTTATCTAATACTACTTTACCTGGAATTACTCTTGCAAGGGCACTTCCTAAAATATCAATTCTCTTCATTATTGAGCGCTTAAAGTCCTCAGCCATTTTTACTCCGTTACTTTGTGCACTTGCCCAAGTAAATCCTATTGTTGCTGCTTTCTTAATTGCTGCCCATATATACCCTTTTACATCTGGTGTAGATTCTAAAAGCATTGTTGCTGTTAAAATAATAATAAGAACAACAGACGCAATCTTCTTTACTACTCCGCGCATCATCGCTCTACTTGGATTATAATACGGTCTTACTTCTTCCCCTTTATCATTCGTATCATAAATAATATTATCTACTTCAATGTCTTGTGGATAATTAAGCTGACCAAGACGGACTGCGTTTACTACTTCTAATACTGCTTCACACCAATAGTGATAAGACTCTAAATACTTCTTCTTTTGCTTTACTGTAAAACGCTTCAAATCCTTCTCTCCCGGCGCTTTTGAATTTACATAATCTTCCCAATATTTATCATCAAGCTGATAAAATTTCGAGAAATCATCATCTAAATACTGAAGCTCAGTCCCTGTAAAATCGCCTATAATTGATTTGAGCGCGCGCTTATTTATTTTCTCTTTATCTTCTTTATTCTTCGCAACTACTTCTTCTCTTAAATACTTTACTGAGCCAAACGGCTTATTTTGATGATATTTAAGTACTTCAGCGCTCCAAGCCTCATGAGTAATTACAATTCTACTCGTCTCTACTAATTCCCCTTTTGCATTAAGCTTAAGTTTACTTATTTTACGCCCTTCAAATATTATAGAGTTAATACTCGTAAATATTAAAATTACAACTAATATTTGCACTAAGATATTAAAATACCAAATCGGGTCAGTAAAAGACTTCGGGTCAAAACCAAAGCTCATTTCCATTATAAACATCAACGCAATTGCAAGTAATATTGCAACTATATTTGATGCAAATATAGGATTCTTTGAATTTTCAGCAAGCTTCCTTAATTCATTTTTAGTCATCTTAATTACGCTCCTGCTTTAATGCAATCATTAAATATTCTATTAGAGCATATACTCCTACAAAAGCTACTGGAAAGAAAATCATAAAGAATGCTGTTTGACGCTTTATCTGAGATTTACGATTATTAACAAAATTATTTATTTGCTCCGCTACAGTTATTACTACTGCTTCTCCATTTTCATCTGACTCTTCATACTCAACAAACAACGCAATCACATCTTTATTTTCTTTTATGATTGCTTCTCTACTTGAATCAAAGAATGTTGGAGACAAAAGTTGTGATAAAAGAATCCCAAACACTAAAATCGAAGCGCCTAATATTATCCAACGCTTCATTCTCGACTTCTTCTTTCGAAAATTCTTAAATTGATATAAGGCCATTATACTTCTCCCGTTAAATCCAAAATCGAGCTTTAGCAAGCTGATAGGAGTAACTAAAAACAGCTTGCTAAAGCTCTTGTGATATGGTTAAATACTTCTTACTTCTTCCGCTAAATAATTGAAAGCCGCAGCCATGAATTCATTCTTTATTTGAGCACTAGTAAGACTCTCAATCTCAAACTTAATGTGCGGACTTAAATCTTCATATGATACATTCCACAGCGTATTATCTGCTGTTGGAATATTTTCATTAAGCCATGTATTTAAGCCTTTCAATTGTTCGTCTACTTTCTCCGCCACAGTACTTGCTTTTGCTTCTTTAATCTGCTTGTTTATCTTTACTATCTGTTTTGATAATGTTAAAACCATCACTGCTGTAAAGACTACTGCTACCATAATAATCCATGAATCCATAATAATCTCCTTTTACTCATCAGCTTTATGCTGCTTATTGTTTCTTAAACTTACTGCTAATTCATATGCTTGTTGATAATTATCTTTTAGTATTTGAGCTACGCACTCCATACAGAATTCTTTAGATTCTTCTATTAAATACTTCTTACATATAGGGCACTTCTTCCTTCCGGCGAATAATTTTCTCTCTAGAGCTTCTGCTAATTCTATTTTAAGCCTCAACTGTTTTACACTTGATTCAAGTTGTAATCTCCTGTTCTTTGATAAACCTCTTTGAAGTTGCTTCTCTTGAACTTCTAAAGCCCTTCGGTCAAAATCTACTGAATACGTCATTTTATCACCTCTATTACAATCTTCCTCACTCCTTTCGTAAAATGCTTTTTATCTACTTCTATTTTATAATACGGAAGCGCATCATCATGAGTTTCTCTTACAAGCTCCTCTATTTTATTATCATAGACTTTATAGAATTTAATTGTTATAGGTTTACTTTTCGCCATTATACCATTTCCTTATGTCTTCATCAGAAAGCGACTTCGGCCTATCTACTCCTACTTTTGTATAAAATTCATCGCTTTTAACAAAATCTATATGATAAATTACTGGTTTACCTGAATCGAAGTCAATGCTGCAAAGTACCCCGTTATAATTTTGCCTCCCTTGAGCATTAAACTTCTGCCAATACTTTAATACTCTGTCATCTAAAAAGCATCTTGTATAATATTCACCTCTTATTTTGACTCTGGGCCATGGGTCAAGCAAGTTGCCATCTTGATTCGTAAAACCAAATGCAGTTTCATTAGAGCCGTTAGGTAAAGTGCGGCTACCCCATACTATATTCCCTGTAATCGAACCTACATGTTTTCTCATTATTATATTGAATCCTCTATTGCTTTTGCAAGAGCTTCCGCATCTTTATATACTCTGTATAAAGTAGAACCGCCAAGAACGACTGCTACTCCTGGATAATTAGTTCCGCAAGAAATATGAGCTGCGCGATCTTGCGCTTTGATTAGCGACAATTGCTTTAATGCCTCTAATGTAGGGTGGACTTTAATACAATCTTTATTACGCAGTCGGCAAGTGGGTGCAAAGCCATTAAAATCAGTTACTAGATAATAATTATTATCTTCATAAAGTAAAGTTTGATTTTCTAAATAATCTTTCATTTTACACTCTCCCACAGCATCTTTTATTAAGTTGCCTGTTAAGTTCTTTTAGTGCATTTTGAAGCAACCTTTCATCCTTAATGAGAATATCAAGCCACCTCGAATTTTCTTCAGTCCGCTCTCCGCAATCATTTATGTCTTTCATTATTTCCTCAAGTGTTAGCTTAATCCTCTCATCAATCGTTTTCATTTAATTTACTCCTTTTATCTAATCTTTATTATACATATATTATAATATAAATGATAAAATAAGTCAAGTGTTTTAATAAAGAAAATATAAATTATTTTATTTTTACTAAATACTGCTTTTCATATTTATTCAAATTCTTTTGATACTTGCTCAAATCTTTCTTATACACCTCTATGTCTCTTTTATATAATTCATCGACTTGTTCTTCTGATAAATTAAGTAGACCTCCTGTACCCCACTTTACAGGCTCTTTTGGCGGTAATTTAGAATTTATACGTCTTTGTTTCTTCTGCTCTATACTACGAAATTTTGCAGCTTCTCTATTCCTCTTCTTTTTAATCTTACGTTTTGCTCTTTTCTCTTCATCAGTCTGTTTTATATTATGAATTTTATAATGACAACCACCACATAAAAACAGTAAGTCACTTAATTCTTCATTAAATATTCTTTCATATGTTAAATGGTGAACTTGATAATTTATAAATACTACTTTACCGCACTTTTCACAAATATTATTTCTTCCCTTAGCTACTAATTCTCTTTTAGCTTTCCATTCACTAGATTCTAAATATTTAGCATATTCTTCAGTCATACTCCTAAATTCCTTTTCTCTTGTTTATTCAAATGCTTTATATACTTTCTACAGCTAATACAGAAAATTGCAGTGTTGCTATTATACTTAACTATAGCAAATGAATTACAATTACTACAATTACACTTAAAGCTATATGTATAACTTGGAATTACTTTTACTATATTATCAGATTCACTAAGCATTTCAGTTACTCCTATACTACTTACAGTAGCTATTAACTAAGTAGCTTTATAAATATATATTTACTTGGCGAAGTTGGCGTCAGCAGTACGCAGCAGTCACGATGAAGCACCTAATCGGATATACACTTATTCACTACTGCTTCTTTAGTGGTGTACCTGACTTTGAATTTCACAGCGGTCGGGCTCGCTTGTTATGCTATATTAACAACACCCCTTGTTTATTCGCCAGACTTTACTGGAGCAGCGGCACCTGCTAACATTTTTATTAAGTTAATATAGCAAATTAAAAGGGCTACGCACCCGACCGTACGTAGCCCTTATTATATATCTTAGAGTAACACTCTTTAGATAACTAACTGCAAGACACGGTCGGTTGTCTTATTACAGTACATATTATATAATATTTTTATACAATAGTAAACCGTTTTAGACCTTTATTTTAATTTATTTTATAAAATATTTTATTGTGACATCATTTGTTGCTGTCGCTGTTCTTCTTGTTGCCTAAGCTGCTCAGCTAATTCTTCTACTTGACGTATTAACATAAAATCATCTTGTAGATAATTTGTAATGTCTTCTCCGCTAGCCCAGCTACTGAATATATAGCTTGCTATACGACTTGTTACTAAATGGCTGCTTCCATTTCTTGCTGTTACTGGCACTCTTTGGCTGCCGCTTGCATCCTTCTCCCAAGTACATGAATAATCATACTCTTTCCACCCATTCCCAATCGCAACTCTCACTTGCCGAAATTCTTCTATTCCGAGCTGCTGCTTAGCTTGCATTATATAAGGGTCATAATTATTATAATACATAGATATGAAAGCAACAGCTAGAGGTGAGTCCAATTACCCCTAGCTGCGCTATACCTCCTGACGGTTTATTCGCCGCCCCACTTTATTGCTATTTGGATAAAGAGGGCAACCACTCCCCCAATCCAAAATAGACAGCAAATCATTAGCATTCCTAAGAAGTTATTCATTGCACTCTGCGCTGCCCCTATCATAGTCATAAGACCATAAATAATCAACGCTGGTGTTGGAATCTTTAATCCTAAAAGCATAAATTCTCTCTTACGCAACGGCTTCTTACATGCTTTTATTTCTGCTTCATCTCTCGGCTCTTTTGCTTTTGCCTTCTCTAAATCCGCTTCCCAAACTGCTATTTTAGTATTCGTCTTCTCAATCCAACTACCAAGCCAGAACCTCTGCATTACCAGATAGCCAATAAGCATTAGAACTATGGTAGATATACTGACTTTGTAATACGCAGTTGTTGCACTGTCTACAGCGAAGTATAGCGGCGGTCCTAAGAATAGAATTAAGGCAAGAATGAATAAACTTAAACTTATTGTTTTCCTTTTCATTTATTGCCTCCTCTTACGCGAATGGATTAGCTTTTACTCCTGCTACAGCTGTATTACTTTCATCAAGCTTTTCCATTGGCGCTATTGCTATTACTACACCCGGATTTACTTTACCTAAAACAGCGTTGATATTTGCTACTTGCTCATTCGGCAGCGACTTAAATGAAGCTATTGCAGCTAAAAGAACTTTTACGAATTCATTTAATACTTTTACTTCATCTTTAAGCTCTTCTATATCTCCAAGCTCGTCTTGAACCATCTTTACAAAATCTTTCTTAATCTGCTTGAACTCTGCTTTACTTAAATTCTCAAGCGACGCAAGAGTTGGTTTATCAAAGCTAAGCTTCAAGAACCACTCATTCAGCCTTTTATCAAGCATTGACGCTACTTCTGCTCGGCTAATTTTGCCATTCTTCGCTAAACTTCTAAGTACAAACAATGCTGTTACTATTACAGTAACTACACCGCCTCCGGCGAGCCAAACT